ACACGGACTCCAAGGCGCTGATGGCTGAGGGCGAGCAGATGCAGGGGATCGTCGGTATGTCCAAGAAACTGGCAGACTTCGCGATGACTGCACCGATCGTCGATCAGGCAGACCCGGCACGACCGCAGGGGTTCAAGACATTGGGCGGGTTCCTCAGGTCTGTGCATGCAGCGTCGTTCAACCGGACGTATTCTGACCCGCGCCTGAACGTGTGGGAGGGCGACAAGGGCGAGAAGTCAACGTCCGGCATCGCAACGTCGGGCTGGGCGTCGGAGAGCCAGCAACAGAAGGACTTGATCGAGAGCATCGGGGCATCAGGCGGGTTCCTGGTTCCGACCGAGTATCGTCCTACATTGCAGATGTACGATTCAGACGCACTGGTTGTACGTCCTCGCGCCACAGTCATCCCGATGCGGCGCCGATCGATCCAGATGCCCATACTCGACCAGACTGGCGGGGCGACAGACACGCCAGCGTGGTTCGGCGGACTGGTGGCGTTGTGGACGGAGGAGGCAGGGAGCAAGGAAGAAAAACAGCCCGCCTTCAAACAGATTGAACTGGTCGCTCACAAGCTGGTGCTCTACACCGAGGCCAGTGACGAGCTGCTTGACGACAGCGCGGTTTCACTCGAAGCGTTGCTGACGGCGCTCTACCGTGGCGCGATCAACTGGTATGAGGAACGCGCGTTTGTGCGTGGCACTGGCGCAGGCCAACCACTCGGGCTGATCAATGCTGGCGCAACGATCACTGTTGCACGCCAGGCGCAGCTCGTCTTCGGGCTGGTGGATATCATCAACATGTTGAGGCACTTCAGGGGCCAGCGCCCTGTCTGGATGATCAATCAGGCTGGGCTCAGCAACCTGCTCCAGCTCAACGGCCCCGCGGCCAATCCGAGCTACGTCTTCATGCCATCGGCACGGGACGGTGTGCCGGGCACGCTGTTCGGTTATCCGGTGTTCTACAATGAGCACTGTAGCGCGGTCGGCACCGCTGGCGATATAATCCTGGCAGACTGGTCGAAGTACTTGATTGGCGATCGTCAGGCCATATCGATCGACAGCTCGAAGCACTTCAGGTTCCAGAACGACCTCACCGCATGGCGGGCCGTGCATCGCGTAGACGGGCAGCCGTGGCTGTCGGATTATTTCACACTCGCCGACGGAACTGCAACTGTAAGTCCTTTCGTGATTCTAGGCGACAAGACAACCTAGTTCTGCTGGGTGGTCTATCAGCAACTAACATCGACGGGGCGGGTTAGCGCCCGCCCCACAAATCAGGAGGTATTCAGATGGCTTACACCAATCACGTTTCAGAGGACATGTACCCGCTGGTAAGTGAGTTCGCAGACAGCCTCACCGCTGTCGCTCACACCAGTGCGTATGTTTCACTCGCCAACTACCACCGGGCGTGGCTCTACCTGAACATCGGTGAGATGCAGCAAGGGTCATCGCTCAATGTGGCGTTCATGCAGGCGACAACCACGGCAGGGGCTGGCCCTGCCAAGGTGCTCACTCCGGCCAAGGGGATCACGGAGCTCACGGCTGCCGCAGGCGATGGCGACCAGCTTGTTTGTATCGAGTTGCAGACGTCAGAGCTTGACGTTGACGGTGGGTTCGACTGCGTAGCGGTCCTGTTGACGATTGCCGGCGCTACAGTCGAACTGGCATGGTCGTTGTTCGGGGTCATTTCCAGATTCAAGGCAGTCCCGACGACCAACTGGGAGGAAATCGTAGCCTAAAAAACTACGCTATCCGGACGGGTGGTGGTAGCCAGAGTTGACCCTCCCCTTTGCTCAGCTACCACCGCCCCGATAAAAGGGGATGTATATGTGGATTAAGCTCAAGTCGAACTACAAGATCGAGAAGGGCGGCAAGATGGTGCAGCGCGTTGCCGGCGACTGGATCAAGGTCGGCAAGCAAGAGGCGGGGCTGCTGATTGCGCAAAACCGCGCCGAATTGCCCGGGCAGGATGTGATTCGGGAGTTCGCTGGCGGCGGCAAAGACGCGGGCATTCTCGCGCTTGGCAGTCCAGTGGCAGCGGCGCTTGTGCTGGAAGAACTCAAGGGCAAGCTGAACGTCAAGTACGGCGATTCATCGCCGTGGCTGCCGTGGGAGAAAACGATCATCTGGGACACGGGCGTGATTCTCAGGACGGAGATGATACCGACTGGCCTGGGCCTGCTCGACATGTGGCAGATAGCGATGCCACTGTGGGACAAATACTCACTGGCGATACACGAAGGGGACGAGGACGACAGGGAGCAGACGAAGGCCATCGTCCGGGATCTGCGGGTGCCACTGTACGATACACGGTTGATCTATGCGCGGGAATGCGACGAGATAAAGCAACTATTCGCGCAGTGGAGCACAGAACGCGAGAAGGGCGAGAGCATCCGGCTTGCATTCCTACGGGCATTCTATCAGGTCAAGCCACTCATGCTGGCGCTGCCGATAACGTGGACGGGCCAGTACATTGACAGTGACAGATGAGAGGCGCGGTATACGTCGCCTACGGAGAGGCCGCACGGAGCGAGGCCGTCGAAAGCATCGCCAGCCTTCGGGCGCACAACGACCTGCCGGTATTCTGCATCAGTGACGTCAAGCTGGACATCGAGATTGACGGCTGCTGCATCGGATTCCCCGGCGGCAAGGGCGCACGGTGGGCGAAGTTGCAGGCTGAGGCGTTCGTGCAGGACTGGGATCAGTTCGTTTACATCGACGCAGACACACGGATCAGGTGCGACATCACGGCCGGATTCGATATTCTCGATGACGGCTGGGACATAGCGATGACGCCGAGCGCCAACCAGGACGATGACGCATTCTGGCACATTGGCGATGGCGAGATGAGCGCGACGCTGAATGAGATCGGCAATCCGTATCCGTTGCAGTTGCAGTGCGGAATGATGTTCGTCCAGCGGAATGAACAGACGGAGGAACTTTATGCACGGTGGCGGGACGAATGGGTGAAGTGGCATGACCAGGATCAGGCGGCGTTCATCCGGGCGCTGCACCAATGCCCGGTAAAGTTGTGGCTGTTGGGCAGGCCATGGAATGGTGGTGCGGTGATTGCGCACCGATTCGGAGCAATAAGGAGGAGAGGATAGATGGCAGATATACACGCGGTAACGGGCGAGTCAGTGGGAGAGGCAATCTGCAAAGCGTTGGGCATTGATTACAGCACCGTGCAGAGAGTTGTGCTTGACCTTGAGTGCGGCCCCGGAGTTGGCAAGGTCTACATTCAGCACGTGACGACCGAGAACTTGCTGAAGTACGACTGGAAGGCATTCTGTGACGGGGCAGATGTAGAGATTATCTAAGGGGGATGGGATAGATGGGCAAGGGCAGCTTTATCATCCATTATGAACTACTGTGTGATGTGCTCAGCCTGCCAGAAGATACAAAAATAATCGGCGTCTTGCGCCCGGTGTATCCGCCGTACTCGGTCGCCATTGTGGTTGAGCACCCTGACATCGCGCAGGCCGCAGAGATTGGTGAATCGCAGAGGCTCAACCCAACATTCAAGACAGACTACGACGGCGGCAAGACGGAATATGCCGTGAAGTTCATCGGCTGGAACTAAGGGGGAGTGCTTGAACGTCAACATCGTCTGCGAGACGACCGAGAACGCCGCCATTCTGATGCGGCTGGCGAAGACACTGGCGGATGAAACGGGCTGGACGCTCAGTGCCGGGCCGATTGCCGGTGTCAACATCAACCTATTCATCTGCTACATCGAATATGCCCAGCGGTATACCGACTGGCACGGAACGCCGGTAGCCGTCTGGTTCACACATTACGAGGCGGGCACGGGCTACAAAGAGTTCTGGTGGGACCTCGCGGCGTCGATGTGCGACCTGCGGTTGACATCGGCACGGCAAAACGTGGAGCGCCTGGAGAAACGCGGGCCGACGCGGCTGGTAACTCCGCCCGTTGATAGACAGCACTTTAACATTCGAGACACGATAGCAAACGACGTGCCGCGCGTCGGCGTTGCTGGATGGGCGGGCGCTGGCCCGCGCAAAGGGGCTGCGCTGATTGCGCGGCTTGCCGGTAGCAAGGTCGGAAACCAGGTCGACTTGGTTGGCTCTGGCAATGGCTGGCCTGTACCGACGATAGAGCGTGCCTGGGACGACATGCCCGACTTCTACAATGGCCTGGATGTGCTGGTGTGCCCGTCGCTGATCGAGGGCATACCGATGCCGCCGCTTGAGGCGCTGGCCTGCGGTACGCAGGTCGTCATCCCGGTAGGCGTTGGGATGCTGGACGAGCTGCCGGACATCAAGGGAATCTACAGATACCAGAGAGGCAACTATGACGCGATGGAGCAAGCAGTCAGTACGGCGATCGCGGCGGTCGCGGCGGTTGGGGTGGATCGACAAGCGCTCCGTGAAGCAACGGCAGCCTACACGGCGCAAGCGTGGGCAAACACCTTCACGAAGGCAATCAAGGCGTATCAGGGCGGTGACATCAAGCACACCCACAGCATCGAGAGCGACCGGCACGGCAAGCGCGGCGTTTACTACGTAGCGTATGGCAAGCAGGCCCGTGGCTGTGCCCAGGCTGCAATCATGTCGTTTCAGAAGCATATGCCGGGCATTGAGGTGGCATTGGCGAGCGACAAGGCGCTCAGCACGGAGAATCACCTGTTCGCGCTGCCAGACGCAGACATCGGGGGCCGTGCTGCAAAGGTACAAATCTACGACGTGACACCGGCTGATTGGCAATATGTCCTGTATCTGGACGCGGATACCGAGGTCATCGCGGACATCTCGTTTCTGTATGAACTGCTCGATGACGGCTTCGACATGGTCATCTGCAAGAACCCGGACAAGTACCACGTGGCCAGAAAGATGGCGCGGTCGGACAATGCGGACGAATGCGCCAAGACGTTCAATCAGATCGGCACTGATGAGGTGCTCCAGCTCAACGGCGGCGTGTTTGCGTTTCAGAGGAACGAACGGACTGAGGCCTTCTTCCGGGACTGGCACGAGGAATGGAATCGGTATGGCAAGCGCGACCAAGCAGCGCTACTCCGGGCGCTGTGGAAGCATCCACTCAAGTTGTATATCCTGGACAACGAGTGGAATACGATAGTTCGTTATGCGAACAAAGAGAGCAGTGCGGGGATCCTGCATTACCCGATGACAGCGAGGCGCTGGCGCGGGCAGATCGAGGGGCGGTCAAACAGCGAAGAGGCATGGCAGGCGGTAGCAAGATTCCAAGGGGGGAATCAGTGAAACTAGCGATAATCGTACCAGTACCAGACCTGACAAAGTTCGGCTACGGGCGCATCGCGGCAGAGTGCATCGGCTCGATGGCACGCATAGCGGACGTGGTACACCTGATGAGTAGCACGCGGGGCGACACCGCGTGGCAGATTGCCCGCAAATACAGCAATGTATTTCTGAACAGCAACGAAAGCACATGGTTCGCACGAACGCCAGAGGGCGAGGAATGGTTTGACCCATACAAGGTAATGGAGAACACGAACCTGATGCTTGATCGTCTACGCGAGGCGCACTACGACGTTGCCGCCTGCCTGATGTGCAACCAGTACATCCCGGAAGCTGGCGAGTTCTACCAGCACTGCTACCAAATGCTGGAGAAGGACATTCCTGGATACTGGGTCTACCGGATGGATCAGCTAGGTAACCAGCTATTCCACGCATCGGTCAGGGAGCCGTTCCTAGTCAATCTGTGGGGTCACGCGGCAAGATGGTCAACCGACTCGCTCCACGACGGCATGACGCTGACAACAATGGAGCGCGGCGACTATACCAAGATGGACGCCATATCAGTCGTAGACGTGCAGCTCGAAATCACGCGAGAAGAGCTGGCGGCAAAGCAGAACTACATCCGCTGTTACAGCGACATATTGCCCAAGCGCAAGCCGACGTTCGAGTGGGACTATTGGTTCCCGTACTATGTAGACAAGTTTCAGAAGAAGCTGCCAGCAGGCACCGTGACGGATCCGGTTGGCCTGGCGATAGCTGCGAAGAGCGAGCCTGGATTCGTGAGCCAGCAAGTATTGGAGGCGCTGTGAAGGGGAAGAAAAAGAAGAGCATCCATGACGGCGATTGGATTGTGTTGCAGTGCGCGCGACAGATTGAAGAACTGACAGCTGCCCTTGAAGCAGACCGCGACCTGGACGAAGGGATAAAGGATCGCCTGCTTGTGTTGGTCGCCGCTGGAATAGAAACCTACGAGTCGTGTGAAGGTGGCCCCGGGCACCCATACGCAGAGCCGACCATCAGATTCTTCGGCGAACGCCCAGAGGGATTCCGGGCACTGGCAGCCATATTGCAAAGTGAACACCGCAACTCAGTCAGGGCGCTGCACCGTATGTGGCAGATCATAGACGGCGAGCCTACCGGGCCTGACTGGGAAATGGTGTTCTACATGCCGGAGGCGCTATGATCTCTCGCAACGCTGCAATCTCAGCGGGAATGGCGATCAGGGGCAAACTACTCCCGGAAGAACTCGGCTGGCTGTACGACCTGGCGCGGATGGCACCAGACGGCCCAGCCGTCGAAGTCGGTGCATACTGCGGGCGGAGCGTGGCGGCATGGTCGGCTGCCCGTGTTGGCAGAGGCGCGGGCGCGTGGGCTGCTGCTCGGGCTGACAGGGGTGCAATCATCGCGTCAGACATCGTGTGCAGGCCAGAGCTACCGATTGCACTGGACGGGCTCGGCTATCCGGTGGAGCTGGTCATCGCGCCAAGCTGGG